TTTTATTTGCTTTTTTTATATCTAGTGCCATTTTACTTATGTTTTAAAGATTAAAAAAAAGGGAGGAGCTTTTACCCTGCCTCCCATTTTTATTATTAATTATTAGAATGAACCACCAGTGATTGGGTTTCTCATAACAATTTTTAAAACTTTAGTTGGATCTTTAACCCAGATAGCAGGCATAGTTTGTGACATCATTACACGGTATCCGTTAAAGTTACCAGTAGATGCAAAACCTTGAGTTCTTCCCATGTAATCCATAGTTCCATTTTGGTAGAACCATTTCAATTGATTATCCCAAGATAATTTCAATAAATGGATGTTATCATTTCCTTCATCTGTTACGTCAAAGATAATAAAGCTATAAGAACTTAATGGACGGCCATCAATTAATGGATTCTCAATATCATTAGTATTCAAGTTATCAAACGCAGGGTTCAATACAAACTTAACATTAGCTAAGAAAGGAATAGTAAATGAAGTATAAGCAAATCCATAATCTAGATCCATTCCAGAACCTTTAACAGCTCCAATATCACTAGCATTTTGTACTAGACCAGAACCATATACTTCATCAGCAATAGCTTTGTTGATCAATTGCATACCACCAATACCTGTTTGAACAACAAGTGATCTTTGAGGATCTGGACCTTTGAACTCAACTTTACCTTGGTAGAAGTTATATAATTCAGATTTAAACATGTCAAGTGTGAAAGAAGACTTGTTATAAACTCTTTTGAATGAGTTATCTAACTGTGCCCATAATCCCACAGATAATCTAATATCATCTGGACCATCTTGTTTAATTCTACCACCTTTACCCCACATCAAGTAAGTTTCAATATCAGAAGCAATTTTTGATAAGTGAGCAGCTTCCATGTTTGTAATAAATGTTCTAGTAAGAGTACCATTTTCAAATGCTTCTCTTGCACCAGCTTTACCCATGTTAGCAATTAATCCTTCAATACTAGGTACAGCTGGATCATTGTTAGCTCCAAAGTTTCTCCAGATTTCAGTTACAGGTACAGTACCATCTGCATTCAAACCACCTTTGATCATTAAATCAGCACGGCTAGAAATAGAATAGTGTACGTGTGCTTCAGCTCCTCCTACAAAGTTGTAGAACTCACGGAAACCAGAACCTGTTTCAATGTCAGAAAATCTTTCACCATACTCACCTCTTGCAGAACCTTTTCTGAAGAACTTAGTACCTTTAGCTAAATACTTATTATCTAAGCTAGCTACGTTGTTATTGTTTACCAATTGAACAGTATAGATAAAACCGTCACCAGCAGGAATAATATCATCAGCTGTGATGTAAAGCTCTAATCCATTGTATTTGTCATAAGTGATGATATCACCATGTCCAAATGTTCTTTTAGAAATTTTAATTTTAAATGTTGTACCATCTACACCTTTAGTAGCATTAGCTGGTTCAATATCTGCCACAATGTATGGAAGATCTTGTGCAATAGGAGTTTGCCATTTGTACTCACCACGTGCATTGTCTACCATAATTGTATTCTTTCCACCAAATGATGCCATTTGATAAAGAGGCATTTCAACTTTTTGAGTCATTGCCCATAAATCAACTGGTCCCATATCCATAGGTTCTGCTGAACCTAGCATTTGAGTCAAGTGATAAGAATCAACATGAGAACTTGCTTTGTAGCTAGTATCTCTTAGGAAAATCCCATTATTTAATACTGGAGTTGCCATAATTTTTACTTGTTTTTAGTTATTAATTGTTTTTATATTTGATTGTTAAATCCTTTTGAAAATGTTGTTGGTTCTTGGTAATTTTTTTGTTGGTTGTCTTCTTGTTTCTTCATCTTTATCTTGAATACCAAGAGAACTTGAACTATGATTACCTTGTTCTGTTTTTAATTTTCTTACTGTTTGCTCAATACTTTGTTGAGCACCTTTGTCCATTATCTTTGCTTTATATCCTTGTGGATCTTGTAATAACCATAATGCTTCTGAAATTAATGCATAATTTGGTTCCACAAACTGATACTTTTCTAATAAGTGACCTAATAGATTTGTATTTTTACCACTCACTGAAGGATAACTAGGTTGGACTAAACCATTATACAACATTGCTTGAGTCTTTCTATCTACTTTAATATCTCCAAGATTACCATCTTTTAAAGTATCATATACATTTTGCATATAAGCTTTAGATGCTTGCTCTTGTTGTTTTTGTTTTATTTGCTGCTCTTGTACTTTTCTAATAACAATTTGCTCCGCCATCTTATCTAACTTTGGTTTAAACTTAGCAGCTTGTTGTTCAAGTTTTCCTAAGTCTTTCCAAATTTCAATTTCTTCTTCAATTTCTTCAGATGTACCATAGCCGGTAGCATTCAAATATTCTTTAATAATAATTTCTTGATCTCTTTCTGATCTAATATCTAATTCTTTAGTTTCTTCTACTTGACCTAAAGTTGAAAACAAACCTTTTAAATCAGTACCACCATCTGCTACATATCTAGCTGCAATTTGCAATTCTTCTGGTAAGCTAGCAAAAAACTGTTTAGGTGTTTCACGTCTTACTTGATTTGCTTTTTCTTCTAAATTAGCTTCAATTAATTCTTCCCAATCTTTTGCTGTATATTCATCAAATGATTTCTCATCATCAAATGGAACTAATTTCTCTTCTTTAATCATTTTAGAAAAGACATCAGAAATTCCAGAAATAGGTTTTCTACCTCTAGTTTCTTTCTTTTCTTCATCATCCTCTTCATCTAAACTATCAAGAATACTTTTAGCATCTTCTTTAGTTGCTTTAGGTGTAACCTCATCCTCATCATCATCTGCAAGAAGATCTTTATTTGATGTTGAACTTTTACCTTTATCAGTTAAATCATCCGCATCATCTGCATCCGGATCAGCAAATGAAAAATCTGCTTTTTTATTTATTCCTGAAAAAATGTTGTTTGTAGTCTTTGTTTCTTTTCCAGATGGCAAAGTCATATCATCACCGCTAGGTGCTGCACTGAATATTGTATCTAAGTCAATATCTAAAGTTTCTACATTACTATTCATAGTGTTGTTTTTGGTACTCATCTTATTGTTGGTTTAATAATTAATACTTATATCAATAATATAATAAATCTTTATTTAGTTTACACTACATTAAACTTATAATATTTGAAAAATTGTAAAGTTTTTTGCAGTATATAGCTAACACAAATTATTTATCTTTTGGTTTTTTAACGTCATATTTATTTTTATTCTGTATGGCTATATTTAATTGATTATTTGATATTTGTGTTTGTGCCGCAATTTTTTCTCTTTCAACTTGAAGTTTTTGAGCTTCCATAGATGATTTAGTTACTATCTCTTCACGTTTCATATTCATTTGTTCTCTGTATTGAGTTGTTTGTTGAATATCTTTTAATGCATCTTGATAATCATTTATTTGATTTTCATTTACATCAACACCGGCCCCATATCCCGCAGCTCTAATTTCTGCTACAGTAATATCTTTTTGTCTATCTTTTTCAGCTTCTTGTTGTTCTAACTGAGCTTTCATTTGAGCTTGTTGTGCCTGTGCTTGTAATTGTTGTTCTTGCATTTGACGTTGTTGTTGCATATCTTCTTGTCTTTGAGCTGTAACTCTTGCTTCAGAATCTCTTAAAATATCAGTTACTTCAGAAATAGAATCTGCTTTAACAATATTACCAAGTTCATATATGCTGGCACCAGTTGTGTTATTAGTTAATGCCATTTGTTTTAACTGTTCAAGAATAGCTCTATGATTTGTTTTAGTTGTAGCAAATACATTAAAGTCTCTTAGTAAAAGATCTGTACCATTAATTGTAAAGTTTACCTTTTCTGCTTCAGTAGAAATGTAACTCAATCTTATACTAGGATTAGTGCTATAATAGAACTGAGCTAAGTCTGTTCTCATTTGATGTACACGTGGCATAAGTTGATCAGAGTGTTGTACAAAGTAAATTTCTGTTTGAGCATATGACTGTTGCATTGCATTTATTACTCCAGTTGCTGTTTCTGCTGATACAGGACCACCCAATCTTTGTTGATTAACACCTATTGCATCAAAACATTGTTGTCTAAAGTAATTAGCTAATTGTATTCTGCTCATTAATCTACCAGTTTGCTCCATGTTTAGAGTCTGATAGTGTTGGAAGTTTACAGCATTTTCAGTATTAGTAATTGAAGTATCAAGAGGAAGCATTTGAAAATCCTTCATTGCTACGTATGCTTTAGCATAATTGTTTTTACCCCAATCTTCTCCCATAGAGTGACGTGGTAATGCATTCTGATCAAACATAATTACTGTACCTAATTCATCAATTAAGATATCAGCAATCTGGTTATTAACCATATTATATCCAACTTGATATGCTTTCATTAAATCTACCAAAGAAGTAGATCTAGTATTTCTATCAGAGAATACTCTACCTTCTACTGGTAACTTACAACCGTATAAAGAATTATTTCCTTTAAATTGAAAAGGCAATCTACCAGGTTTAGTTCTATTAATACCTAAGTATATAGGATTTATTTCACTACTTGTAGAACTTTTCCACATTGCAGGTACATTTGGTCCTACTTTTACACCACCCCAAATTTCATTAATCCAAATCCAATCAATATGTTCTCCTTGTAACAATGTATCTTTTGATTTGTTTTTAAATATTGATGTATCATAAATAGCTTTTTCAGTTACCTTGAATGTTTCATCAACTATTTCTTGAGTAACTTCACCATCATATTCTATCTTAGTAAGATGTCCAATTTTTCTTTGTGTTTTCCAATAAATTGTAGAAACTCTCATTAAGTTGCTATCACCAAAATAAGCTAAGTCTTCACTTTCATTTAAAATCTGATTTAAGATATCTCCTCCTCTACCAGGATCTGCCATATAGTTACTTGTATATTGTCTATATGCTAAACCGGGTGAATTAGTATTCCATGCGTGAGATCTTGTAGCATCATAATAAGAACCATCATTTTGATAACCATTAACTTGATATTGAGCAGATCTTGCAGGATAAATTCTTTGTAATGATTCTAATTGATTTTGATTCATTAAATATCCGTACTTATCTACAACATCAGCTACTGTCATTAAATCAACTTTACCAACATATGCTGAATCAGAAATATATCTTTGATCAGGAGACTTTTGATAGAATGTTAATACAGGATTCCATAGTTCAATATCATAATCATCTTCTAACATACGGAAATGCCAAAACTCTCTATCAGCAATAAGCATATCTCTAAAACCTCTTTCTTCAAGTTCTTGCATTTTGAATCTTTCTTCATCAACATTTAATTGATGAGTAGCCCATTCTTCAACAGAACTTCTATATGACTTACTAAAGAAGTCTTCAATTTCAGGTAATGATTTAATATTTTCTGGAGCAAGTTGTTGCTGCGCTTCTTCAGATGATGGGTCCATTCCCATTTGAATCATCTTTTCTACTAATTTTTTTTCAGCATCTGCAAGTAATGCTTCTTCAACCTGCATTTTCTTTTGCTCAAGCATTTCATTGTATGATCTATCATCAACTGCTCTGAACTGTACCTTATTGTATCTTTTGGAAAACTCACCACTTAATACATTAATTACATTTGGAATAATAGGATAAAATTTAAGTTCTAAGGCAGAATCATTTTCTTTAGTTAAAACATCCATTAAATCTTTATAGTCATTGTCAGGTTCAACTATATAATCTGTTTTATCTATAATACCTTTAGCTAACTTATAATTTTTTAAAAGCCTTCTAGCATTGAGTTTCAAAAATTGAATACCTTGGAGTTCTAACCAATCTAAATTCCATGCTGCCCAATCATCTGTTTTTTCACTATAAGGTAAAAATTGAATAGGTTGCGTCAAACTAGAAAAGGTAGGTCCTTCTTCTTTTCTTGCACCGGCTTTTAACTGCATTGCATTAAGTACTTTCATTCTAAATTTAATTTAGTTAATTTATTTATAATTTTTAAAGCCTGATCTTTTTATTGTATTTCCTGTATTGTTTCCACTACGCCCAATATTTTTAAACGGACTATACTTTAATTTATACAAATTTTCTGGATTTACCAAAGATTTTTCTTCTGATTCACGTCTTTTTGAAAAACCTCTGTTAGATTGTTGTATTTTTACAAAAGCTACCAGTGCTCCAAATGCAACTAATCTATCCACGTTAAGTCCAGGGTAATATGCTAACATTTCTTTTATTAACATTCCATCAGGTATTCTTTCCACACCTAAAGTTTGTTTTGTTACAACACCATTGATATCAGTTTCTTCATCTATAACTTCTCTTAAAAATTCAATTGCATATGAAATCAAATGACTTTTAAATAATGTACCAGTATTCTTCCATCCATACTCTTGATATACAGTATTGTTTGAACCAAGATCTTTTAAGAATAATATTTGTTGTTTAGGTACTAAGTATCTTTGTTTCTTTCTAGAAATCATATGTTGTATAAACAAAGATATGTTATTCTCAACTATAGTCCAAGCATTATACCATTCTATAATTAATTCTAATCTTTCATGTGTTTTATTAATATCATCAAATCTACCACACCATGATGCTACAATCTTATCCTTTTCTAAAAACTGTTCTACATCTCCGGATATCATAGTTCTTGTAACCTCTGTTGCATTCTTATAAACAAAGATACTACATAAGGAATCAGAAGTAGTTGTCTTACCTTCTGATACGGGGTCAATAGAGGCGTAATAAGCCCCAAACTCAGGGCTTTTGACAGGACGTTCCCAAACAACAATACTTCCTGTCTTATCCACTTGTTTTTTGTCTACAGGAAATCTACTAATTGGAAGTTTATTTGTTCTTTTTGCAAAAATTCCTTTTTCATCTCTATCTAATTCAATGAGTTCATAAGGATATTCTTTTTCTTCTATCTTTTTCTGTTGTTTACTAAGAATACCTTGTGGAAATACAGATGCTTTTCTATATGCAAATGCTTCAGCAATATTTAAAGGTTTCTGAGATATCCTTAATTGGAACTGTTCACCATTTAATTCATTCTTCCATTTTTCTCTTTCTTCAGCAATTGCCTGTTCAGCTTCTTTTACCAATGAGTTTCCATAGTCATCAATAAATGGAGGCATTGACCATTGTTCTGGAATAAATAAACCAGCCATCCCTATTGTACCATCTGCATCAATAAGATCAGTTTCAACGGCATATATATCATTTGCTGCTGGATTAGTAATCATTTCTTTCAAAGGATTACATTGTTCTAAATCTCCCACTGATCCGGCAGCAATAAACATACCTGTAGTAATCATACCAGAAGACATTGCAGGACGCAAGTATTCATATGTCTCAGACATCTTTGAAGCAATCCCAGCTTCTTCATGAAAGAAGTAAGTACATGGTCCCCCTACTCCAGTAGTTGCATTTTTTTCAAATGAAGCTCCTTGTATTTTTGATTTTAATCCTCTTGCTGTTTTTCTATTACCAATTTTAACTTCAATCTGTTGTTGCCATAGTAAAACTTTTTCAGGATTACTTGGTCTATACCAAGCAGTATGTTCATTTAAAAATGTTTTATATTCTTCTAAAAATTTCCATGAACCTTTATCATTTATATAATCTTTAAGTGATGCACCAATCTTACAAATACTTCCTTCTTCAAACCAATAGGTATTTATAATCTTACCCATATGAAAATAAGAAGATGCAATTTGACGTTTCTTTAATATAGCTGAATGTTTATAATGTAGTTCTGCAAGTATTTCATATAATGCCATATGATACTGAGCATCACGTACTTTAGCAAAACCATACTTCTTTTCTTCTTTGTCAAAGATTGGAAGAAAGTTTAACCACATGTAATAATCTCTAGTTAAGTACCAGCTTTTATCACCATCATTGTAAATAACTCCTTGTCTACATTTATTCTTTTGATCTTCCCAGTATTCATTAAAATCTTTAGATCTAAATGGTTTATTGCAATAGAATCCCTGGTCATTAAATATTTGAGCTTGTTCATTAAACTTGAAAGAAAGTTTATTAAACTCATAATGACCAGGAACACTAAATATACTTAAAACATAATCTATAAAATCTTGTCTAGTTTCAAATTCTGTAGTTGTCCAAGAATTATCTTTATATGTTGGTATAGATTTATACATACTTAAATTTAGCATATACATCACCTTCATGGATCAGTAAATGTTCTTCATCATCATGCATCATTTTTGTTGGTAAACAATGCTCACTGTATTGCACTTCATCTCCAATTTTAATTTCCGTAATACCTTCACCTATAGCAACAACAGTACCTTTATTTTCTGTTTTTTGTGCTGCTTCAGGTATGATGATGTTTGTATTCTTATAAAATGTTTCAGCTTTTTTTTGCTTAATCAATAATTTTTTTCCTATTGGAATTACTTGTTGTATCATATTTTTTGATTTAATGGTTTATTATAATTGGTCATAAGCTAATCCGGCTCCACCACGTACAGAACTTTCTTGTTCTTGTTTCATATCAATAAGAGCCCCTTTATATGATTGTCTAATTTGCTCAAATTTTGCTGCAGCATTTACCAAAGAGTTTATATTACCATCCCTACCGTGTTCAATAGCAGTTACTTCCATGTATTTAGCTAATCTATCAAGCATTGACTTAATACCTTTGTAAGCTCTAAAGGTAGGTGTTTCATATAACTTATAACACATATCTAATGCATATCTTATTTTAGGATCCTCTGGTGAATCTTCTAATTGAACTTCTTCAATAATGATATCCTCTTTTTCATGTTCAGGTATATTGAAAAATGGATTCAGATCTGGATCAGGACAACTCATGTAAAATATATATTGATAAATTTTTAAATAACTATCAGGATAAGTTTCCATAATAGCCTTTAAAAAAGGTAAAGCATAGCAATGTTCTGATGGAATTACTTTACTGTTCTGGATGTCAAATAGTCTTACTAACATAATTAAGTTTTAAGGGTTCATATATGCAACTACTGATGCATAACTGTTTGTGCTATAAATTGGTGTTATAATACCAAATAAATAGATTTGTATTATACCTGGTATAAAGTTGTTTGCTACCGAATCCCAAACATAAGATACTGCAGTAATTTGTGCAGGATCTATATTCATTTCTGCTGTACTATTTGTATTCCAATATGAATTTATTGGAGTACCTGTATTAGATGCAGTTGCTTGCATTAAATACACTTGAGTAATTGCTACACTTGCCATAATTTTATTTATTATCTTTTAACCACATTATTAATGAATTAACTTCATCTTTTAAATAAGGTACTTCATACATTTTGATTTCATCTAAAATAGGTTCTCCATTGTAATGTTCATTTATTGGATATCCATTTTCATCTTCACCAATTTGTTTAAACTTAACATGTTGAATTGTAAGTTTACCAATCTTTAAAGAAGGATTGTGCTTCTTAATAATATACGCATAAATACTGAGCTGTAGTGAATAATGAATTAAATTACAATCATCTAAGTGATTAATAGGTTTAAACATTTTACTTGTAATACCTTCCCAATTAGTATATCCTTTTTCTTTAATTTCTTTATTAGTCTTATAATCATTGATATTAATATAACCATCAACAACTTCTACAACATCTGCTTGACCGCAAAGTCCAACAGATTTTAAATAAACTAAATGCTCTGGATATACACCATCAGTTAACTTTTGATTTGGTGCTAATTTTATACCATTCTCATTTATAAGAGGTTTAATAATTGGTACTTCAGTTCCATTACGCTCAATAGTTTTAAAATCAAGCATGTCAGATTCTCTTTGATTATGATAAAAGTTACCAAGGTTAATTGCTCTTTCAGTCTCATTATCCCAAGCTTGTAATATTTGTTCTGCAGTCATACCATACCACTTAGAATTTTTATTCTTTGCAGATTTTTTTGCTTGACTTTCTTTATCAAATTTAGGTTTAAACTTACCAACAAGTGATGTAACACTTAACCATTCAATATTATCCTCTTCTATACTTTCATAAGTATGTCCGTCTTCTTTAAATATAATAGCCATTATTTTAAATTTATAAGTTCTTTTGCTCCTGCACTTAATTCTGTAGTATTTGCAGAAACATGAAATGGATTAGCTATATTACCATGATAAGGTTGAAATACTTGATTACTTTGCGGTATCATATTAACATTATTAATACTTGTTTGAGATTCTGCTCTTAACAAAACCAATGCCGCTTCTGCTGTAATCATATTATGCTTTAAAAGATCATTTACTATTTCTGATACTGTCATAATTTTAATTTTTAATTTGTTGATTTACTTTTTCTTCTAATTCTTCAGTCATTAGTGAATCCCAAAAACCTTTAGGACAAGAAGTTGATAATGACCGTACTTTAAATGCAAGACTGCATCCGCAATCTAAACAACAAGGTTGTGTTCCTGGAGCTAAACAATGATCTCCAGCAGCATCAAACAAAGAACATTTAATACATATTTGAAATCTATCTGTAGCAACAGCTTCAATGTGCTCTTTCTTAAATATGTTATTCTTAATACCTTCTACTATTTGATCAGCATTTTTAAATGCTGTTAAATATTTTTTCCATTTTCCTTCCATATTGTAAAATTTATTTTGATTTAAACTCTTTCTTACTCAGTATGTCAGCTTCCATTTGTTCTAATGCTTTAGACATCTGTTCAATATTATTCTGTATACTTTCACTTTGAGCATAACCATTGTACGTTCTTTTAGCTAAGTTACCCAATGTACTTTTATTCTTTTTAATTGAGTTTTCTAATTTAGTTTTTCTTAAATAAAAGGTCCCTAGTCCATCTACATTTATTCTTGGATATTCTAGTGCTGATAACTTTTTTCTAAGTTTACTATAATAAAAAGATATAAAATCATCTACTACTTGAGGATGTACACCCACTTCTTCAGCTATACCTTCTTTAAAATCTTTATGCTTCTTGGGATTCACGGCCTAATATTTTATAATCCAATAATACCAAACCATTATTTTGAACATTAATAGTTTTATTGATTGAAATAGTTTTTTTATTTACACCATTTTTAACAATTAACTTTTTCTTTTCTGCTTTTGCTAAAGCATTTCTAGCTGATTGCGGACTTTTAAACACTTCTTGTTCAGTCAAAAATATACAAAATTTAGTTAATTCAACTTTTGGTTGTTTGGATAATTCCATTAAACATTTAAGATCTGAATTACTAATTAAAATATTTTCAAAAAAACAATATGTAAGTATCTGATACTTAATGGTTTCATCAATACCTACTTGTAATTTTAAATCTACTTTGTTTACTATAGCCATTATTTTAAACTCATTATCATATCAACTAAATCAGGATGAGGATAGCAATCAAGCTTATCCTTTCTTACATTGGTATGTGTTAATAATCCTTTAATTTTACCACTTGCTGCATCTTCATGATAATCAAATCCTTTAGTTGCACCATATTTTTGTATCAATTGTTTTAAACCTATTCTAATATCAATACCATCTCTTTCACCAACATACTTAATCCACTTTTCAGTTTCTTTAATTTGTTTTTCTGAATAAGAATGCCAATGCAAAAATCCTCTAAAAGATTCTTTTAATGTAGTTATTTCATCTGGGTGAGCCGTTGTTCCTACATAGGTTTTATAATTTTTAGTAAGTTGTCCCATACAACAAATTTCTAAACCTACAGAGTGTCTATTCATCCAACCTGATTTAGTTAAACCTAAATGCCATCCTTGACTTCCCGTTGGAAAAGCTTGAAGCATTCTACCATCATATTTTGCATCACCATTATGACAATTTTTACCACCTAAAACAAATTCAGTTCCAATAGCTCCTCTATCATCTTTATTCCACATATCAACACAAGCAAAAGGATTGTTATTTCCGGCAGTATGATGTAAGAATATATATTCATTTTTAATTGGACCTTTAATATATTCTTTTGGTGACAGATAATATTTATGAATTATCTGATCATAATTAGTTTTAAATAGCTGTTGAGATATATCTGAGTCTTCATCAATAGCTTCTTGGATTGTAGGTACTTTGTTAAATAACAATGTCCACATATCTGAATCTACTATTCCTGTAACTGGCAGATTATTAGATAGTTGAAATCTAATTACAGCTTTTTCTGTTACTGGTCCAAATTGTGAATCCTGTTTTAATAGGAGTTTGGATTGAAGGGTCTGGACATCTGGTCCAGAATCCCCTCTCTTTAACATCTTCATAGTTTAGTCTATTTGAGATGCAGCATTTTCCATTGCTTGTTTAAAAGCTTTTGCTTCTTCTGAATCAACAGGTACTTGACCACCTTCTTTTTGAGAAGCATAGGCTTGAGCCATGTACATCTGTGCTTGAAGTCTTTCAGCTCTTGATTTCTCAATAGTAGCCAAAAGCATTTCATATTCTGCTTGTACTTCTAAATGAGGAATGTTGTCTTTGTAAAATGCACTTATTTCTTCTCTACGCGCATTCAATTCTTCTTTAGTTAAGGTGGGTTCCTTTTCATCTAAAGGATTGTTGGTTTTGTTTTTTGCCATTTTTAATTTTTTTAAGTTAAACAATATACCACAAATATATGATATTAGTTTAAATAAAAAAAGTTTATGGGTTTATTTTAAATAATTTTATTCTTTTCTAATAAAGCAATTACGGTTTTCAGTTCTGACGCTTTATTGAAAACAACACTTCCGTCTAAAACATCAACGGTCCACTTACCCTTTTTAGCTTCATCTGAATCACTATCACAAGATAAGAAATCAATTTGACCTATGTCTTTAGCATAATAGTACCATGACTCATCAGATCCACTTGACTCAGGTGTTTCATCAACACGTTCAAACCCTAATTTGATCAAATCAATTTCTCTCATATTATCTTGTAATAATTCTTTAGTAGGG